ACGCGGGGCCGTCGCGTAGGTCTTGTAATCGCATGTGACGAAGACGATCTCCTGGGCGTTGCGCAGCATGTCGCGCATCTTGCGGATGATCGCGAGGCCGACATGCGTGTCGATCTCCTTGCACGTATCGAGATAGGCCCAGTTCTGGCCCCCGTCGATAATGACGCCGAACATGCCGACACGTTCCTCGCCATCCCAGACGCACTGCGACTGGAATTTTGCCGACTTGTAGTAGGCCATGTAGTCCATGACCGTCGCTGGTTTGATCTCAGTCCTCATCCAAGCCCCCGCTCGTTGGTCTCGACGGCCGTCCGTTGCCCATTCACCAGGGAAGGAAAAGCCGATCTCGTCATAGACGGCATTGACCGTCGTTGCAGATTGCAGCAAGCCTCCCTTGATCAGGTCCATCTTGCGCATGGTCGTGAAGTCTGCCCCGAACCGCACGGCATCGCAGTGCGTGTTGGCCAGCAGCAGGCTCATCTCGCCGACCCGCTTGCGCTGCAGGAGCGCGGTGCCACCGGTTGCTGCATAAGCCAGCTTGCCGGTCTTGTAGCGGGCATCGTAACCAAGGCCGACGAACACACCCGTATAGGTGTCGCCCAGAGAAATGACGCCATTCACATCCGCGGAAAGCCCCGTCATGGGGTACGTGAGGCCATCGGAGACCAGCGTGCCCCATCCCACCAGATTGGTGCGTTCTGCCAGCCACGAGGCCGTCACGCTCGATACAGGGCCTGCGGCGTAGATGCCGGCGTCCGCCATCTTGGTGACCGTGTCGCCGATCGCCTCGGAGCGCAAATTCAGCTTCTCGATGAAGCGCATCGAGGGCAGGTCTTCTGGATTGCCCAGATCCTGGAGCTCTGTATCCGTGCTGACATCCATGATCAGGGCGGCCCGCTTGATGATGCCATCGAAGCCATAAGTACCATTATCCGAATGTCCGAACACGACGAGAGATCCGGCCTGCGGGATGGTCGGCATGGTGACCGATGTATCCTGGATCGCCGTTCCATGATCGACCACGAGGCGGGCGTCATTCGTCGTGGCGCTCGCGGCGAGCTCGAACGTGGTGTCCACGGTCCATGTACCACCATCGATCGACGCCTCGACAGCGCCGTTGTTGAGGATCTCGTAGCGCATGTCGCTGGCGGTGTCGGAGCGCAGGAAATGTACATCATCGCCGCCACTGTCGATGCCGAAGACCGGGGCGGTGTCTTCCGTCCCCAAGGCGCCGGAGGCGTTTGGATCGGTCTGCTCGGCCTGGACATAGAGGGTCGCCTGGGTCTGATCCCACGGCACCTCCGTCAGAGGCGTGTTGTAGACATCCGTCGCGCGACGGCGCACGCCACCGAAGACGGACCGATAGGACGAGGGTGCATTGCGCCCCCATTCCAATTGGGCGCCCCAGATGTGCACGGAAGATCCTACCGACTCGTGCACGGGGCTATCCTGCGCGTTGATGACGGGTTCATCGGACTCAACCAAGTAGACGCGGAACATTGATTGCGTAGCCTTCGCCAAGCTAACGAATGCTGCCGTGCTGGTCCCGCCATCTGAAATGGTGCCAAGAACGGCGTTTGCATTCTTGAAGAGAACGCTTGCCGTGCCCGACATGGTTGTACTGATGATCGGGCTCACAGATGTGGTCGCTATACCGGAGACAGATAGTGTCGCGTTGCCGTTGTAAGCATCGTAGAACGTCATAATCGACGTTCCGGCCGATGATAGATCAGACAGAGCCGTTGCCGCGCCGACAAAGGCTGCAGCAGATGTTCCAGGCGCCGTCAATGGAACCGTTGGCGTTGCGTCCAATCCTGCGAAAGAAGCCGCTGCAGATCCTGCCGATGTGAACGGTTCTGTCGGTGTTGCGTTTTCACCTGCGAACGAGGCCGACGTTGATCCTGACGAAGTCATGGCACCCGCAGATAGAGTAAGGCTTGCCGTCAGATTGTCGAAGTTGACGTTGGCATATGATCCGGCAATCAGATTGGCAAACAGACGGAACGAGATGATGCGTGTGTTTGCTGGAACAGGAACGCTTGATGCGCTCTTTTGGGTCCACGTCAGGGTCGGCGTGATCTCGATCGTTCCCGTATCGTAGGCTGTCGAGATGACCGTTCCGCCGCTGTCGCGAAACTCTATAAGGATCTGGCCCGTATCTGATGCAGCAGAGTTGGCCATATAGCCTGAGAAATCGAAGGTCACGACACCGTTGTCGATATCCGTTCCAGTCAGAAGGCCGTCATATCTGGTGAGAAGCGTCACATCCTGGCGCAATTCAAGGTTTGTCGTTGCGCCTTGGATGTAGCGCTGACCATGCTGCGCAGAAAGACTATTCGGTGACGAATAGAAATAGCACAGGCTCGATCCCGTAACGCGGGTCCAATCAAACGGACCGCTCGTCGTTGTTGTTGTCGATGATGTCGTATATCCCTGACCTACCTCGAATGACCCGTTTGCGATCATCTGAACATCTGAGACAGATGTTGCGAGTTCATAGCTCATGGCATCGAAATAGATACCAGCACCGAAGTTGTAATTGCTGCTTAGAGTGTTGTTGCGCGCGAACAAGCGAACGCGCACATACCGAGTGCCTGATGGAACATTGCTGTTGACGACGGAATACTGCTCCCATGTATCGCTGACGGAATGAGCATACCAGCCTGTGTCGAGCGCATTCGATATGACGTTCTCGGATGCATTGAGATACTCGATGATGACGCGCGCCTGATTAGGTGTCGCGTCGACTGACTCGTCAGCCGTGTAGCCCCAGAAGGAAAAGTAGACTTCTCCAGCGTCGATCTGTGAAGCCGTGACGCCTGCATCGAGAAGCGTTCCAGTCTGCTGGATCTCGGCATCCGTCGCCCCTGCAGTTGGATATGTGCCGAGGTCGTAGATCATGTTTCTGGTGGTGGAAGCCGGACGCCCGTCAGCTGGATTCACCCCATTGCGGGGACCGTTGTAAAACCCGAACCGGCTCGGCTCTATGATGTACCACGGGCGCAGGCCTGTGTAGGTGTAGGTGTTCGTTGAGAAGTTGGCATTGGTATCATCAAAGCCAAGGTTGCCAAGCAGGGCAAACACACCCGGTTCCGTTGAAGAGACAAAGCTGGCCGATGCTGTTCCGGCATCCGCAATGGTTCCACCTCCATTATAGAAAATGCCACCAAAGGCGGCTGTCGAAGAGCCTGCGCCTTCGATGTGGGCCGGTGGACCCTCGATGAACGACGCGCTCGACGTTCCGCTGGATATCATCGCCGCGGGCAGCGTTGTGATGACATCGCTCGAGATCCAGACGCGCGCCCACCCGCTCGGCAGGAGTTCAATGCCGGCGCGTGTGTTGGTCGCCCCCGTCACGATCTCATCGACAACGACACCATTCTCGATGTTGAAGTTGGCAAAGTAGCGATCTTCAGTCGCGCTGATCAGTTGCAGGCCGATATTGTTGCGCTCTGCGGGAAGGACATAGAGGCTCAAGGCGTAGAGATCGTTGGGGCCCGTGAAAACATATTCAATGTAATGCGGAGACGTTGTGCCAGATTCAGTGAGCACTGTTCCATTGCGTAGCATCTGCGGACTGTTGGCGCCAGACTCGCGCGTCCCCAGGGCGGCATTACTTAGCGTCCAGGGAGACCCATGAAAATAGCTATCGTAAGCGAGGATGTTAGATGTCGAGGATTCGACGCGGATGCCTTTGCGTGCGCCTGTGTTATCGTACACATAAGGCAGCAAAATGCGCGGTCGATCGGTTGTTTTCACATAAGGCGTGATGTTGCCCAGGTGATAGGCCGCCGTCGGGATCTGGGCAACCTGAACACCCCAGATGAGCGGACCTGAATAATCATCTCCAATGAACTGATTTGAGCTCCAACTATCAACACCGGATCCACTGAAAAATTGGAACCTGATATAGCTCGGATTGACCGTTGTCATGCCTACGAAGGAGTAGCGGTTCCATCCGTTCTCTCCCTCTTCGATGACAATCGCTTGTCTTGGTGTAGACGAATAAAAGCCGCCACTGGCGTCATATGTCCAATACTTACTTGCGGTGAATGTCGACATGGATGGATTGTAGTCTCCATCCTCAGGGCCAGCGGTGGCGAGATTGAATGTCGCACCAAACGCTCCAGTTGTCGCTCCCATCAGGCGTGCAGACATCCATGCCGCCCATGCCGACGACTGAACCTGTGGCTTGGCCCAGAACGAAACCTCGACGGCCAGCATTTGTGACGACGATGTGTTGGATCCAGCCACCACATCAAGATCACGAGTGACGTTTGGAGAGTACAGATAATGGAAGGCGGAAGAGCCTGTGTTCTGCATGGCCACCTTGCGGGCCGTCATCGTTCCGTCCGGCGCCTCATAGGTCTCCGATGAAATCCATGTGTTGTCCGTGAGCCATTCCGCATTGCTGAGATCTTCTGAATACTTCAGCAGGTTGTTGGGCTGGCATCCAAGATAGCCTGTCTCTAGGAGCTCGATTTTCGGATCGCATTCGAGCGTTGCCGTGTAGCTGAGGATGTTAGCATCAGCGCCATAGGGATTGCCGTAGCCGTCGGTCTGTGCCCCGTAGCTGTTCTCGTTGTTGGCCGGCGTCGTGTTGTCGAGCACATAGATCGATTGATCGGTGAAATCCCATGCCGCGCTCTCGCCGCGGGCCAGAACCTCGGCGCCCGTCGTGACGACCTCCGGCGCATTCGAGCGATCGACCTCGAGGTAGACCGTATCCTCGTCTGAGCCAGGGAGAACACACACGCTCTCAACGATGCCGTTGGTGACAAATCGAGACCAGCCCTGAACATCAAGGCCCTCAGCATATTCGTAGATCAGGAGTGCGACTTCGCCATCTTCACGAACGCACCACACGAACGTGTCAGGTTCGCGCGCTGACGTGATTTCGACAATGCCGTCTCCGCAGATACCGCCACTGAATCCTGTTAGATCCTGCGGGGCATAATCGTTGGCGTTGACGTTGTACAAAAGCGCGTGAACGGATTCACCGGACCTGTGCACAAAAACACCGCGACTGTCGATCTTGATCGGAGACACCGTCGATCCGCCAAACGTCGCCGCATCCTTGACGGTCACGCCATTTGGCGTCAGCGGCTCATCAAAGGACGAGGCGCGCGCCGATGCTATCGAGCCCGTCGTTCCGATCATCAGGCGCTGAAGCGGCAAGAACCAGTTGATCTGGTTGATCTGCCCGCCGGTTGCGACCTGACGAGTGATCGCAGCGCTATCGCCGGAGTCGAGATCATCAAACGTGCGAGGCAGAGCCCCAGAACGTATCCGTACCACCCCACCACAACCGTCCGTCGAACAGGGCGACCGCGCTCGGCCATCCAAAGTAATCGTTCCACTGGCCGATCTCAAAACTGTCTGTGTAATCTGTCGAGTTGAAATTCTCGAGTACCTCGACGTTGACCTTCGTTGTGCTGATATAGTTCGTTATGCGGGCGATTCCGTAGCCGCCGAACCCTGTGTACTGGATCGACACCACGGCATTTCCGGACGTATAGGCGCCGTCGATGAACCCAATCCTGAAGTATGACAGAATGTTGTTGTCCTCTTCCTGGCCAACATGGGTAACGGATCTGTTCGTTGTGAAGGTCGTCGCGCTGACACCGTCATCGATGTTGTAGTCTACAAAATCTCCGTTTGCGCCCGTCAAGGAACGCTGCACGCGCATCGTTCCAGACCAGGATCCAGAGACCTGATAGCTGAACGTGCGATCGTTGAAGCGCTCGCCTTTGATGCCACGCACCTGAAAGACATCCGTGAACTCTCCGTCGCTGCCGAGGCGCCACGTTCCTTTAAGATTTGGGTGATAGAGGCGCACCAATGAGCCGACCATACTTGGATCGAAATAGGCCTTGTTCGATGTCAGGGTCGTGTTGCCGTAGGTCGCAGATGGTTTGACGGAGATGCCTGCCGGAGGAAACGTGAACGGTCCATTGTTGGACTGATAGATCGCAAGAGACCAGGATGTCGTCCCGCGGCGCTCGATCTTGCGCTGCTGCCATCCTGTATGCGCCAGGAATATGACATCCGCCGACTGGTCAAACGCTATCTCTCGCAGCTGGGATTCCGACCATGGCGCTGTGAGCTCCATGATCCCTTCGGACTCGACGGTCACGCTATCTACAATGCAATCGCGCTGGTCGCGCGTCAGGAAGCGGATGTAGAAGGTCGATGCTCCAGGTGTGAAGGCCAGAGAATGGACGCCGGCATCAAGGCTTGTCTCTGGTATGTATTCTTGTCCACCAGACGACGATCCGCATCTGAAGAGAACCGGGCCGCGCGTCACGACGATGCGCAGGGCATGCTCGACACCCGAGCTCAAGGTCGAGACGGATTGATCGCAGTAGGCCAGAGAGCCGCGCGCATCCGCATCCATCGTCAGCTTTCCGCCAGAAATCGTAGCGTGTGCGCCGCTCGAGGCGCTCAAGGTCCAGCCGGTTGCCGACGAAAAATCGCCATTGGTTACGGTCGATGTAACGGCCGCGCGCGTGACAGGAACATCATCGACCCACACGCGCATCGTGCCGGCGGACATTTCGATCATGGCCACATCGTCTATATCGCGAATAAACGGTATGAGGCGCGCGCGCTCACCGTCTGGCGTTGCGCCAAGATAGGTCGTACCGGGCCTGACCTGTCCCTTTCCTATGGCTGCAGGGAATATGTTTTCCTGGACCTCTGCAGCAAGAAGCGTCTTGTCTATGTCGACGCGCGCCAAGCCGGCTGCAGAATATTCACCAATGGAAAAGTGGGCAAAATGCTGGTTTCTCTTTGCCATCAGCGTCTCGGCCTCCGGTAGTTGCGTTCGTTCAGTTCAATGGAGGTGACAAGGCCGAGGAGCGTGGCAGGGTAGGGCGCCTGGACCCGCAGGCAGACACGTGAATCCGTGGTCCATTCGCCAGGGAAGGCGAATGCAAGCTGGTCGTGGATCTCGAGTATCTCTTGATCCGTCAATGGCCGACCGGAATAGACCCGGTCCATCCGACGCATGGTGTTGAAGTCAGGTCCGAACTCCACCGCATTAACGTGCGCATTCTCGAGCAGAAGGCCGATCTCCGAGACACGCTTTGGCATCGTCAGGGCAGTACCGCCTTGGGCGGCGTAGGCCAGCTTGGCGCTCTTGTAGAGTCCGGAATACCCAAGACCGACATAGACATCGGTGTAGGTATCACCGAGCTCGACGTAACCGCCTTCTGAAGTCAGACCATAAAGCGCATAAGGCACGCCATCCTTCGTTCCCCATGCGACGACATCACCAGACCCAAGATGGGACAGATAGACGCTCGAGACGGGGCCTGCATCATAGATGAAGGAGTCTGCCATCTTGTTGTGCGTACCGCCAACGGCTTCAGATTGATGAGCGAGTTTTTCGATGTAGCGCTCACCCTCGTTTGAGCATACGCCACTCAGGCACAGTTGCTTTAGATGGTACGATGCCCCCTGTCCATAAGGGTATCCAAGATAGCGCCATATAGGTCTCCAAGCGAGTTCAATGCCTCTGTCTGATTGCCATATGCTTCCTTCAGCAAAATTCTCATCTAGATTAAGATGAAGATATTGAGAGCCCTTGTAGGATCCATCGACATAAAACGTCAGGCGGTTCTTGCTTCCGCTGTAGACCAGCTTCATGGTGGTGTCTGAGTTCAACGAAACAGCGCCACCATCCACGATGGCCTGCGCTGCAGTATAATCCTCGTTGTAGGGATAGCCGACCTCATAGGGCCAGCGCTGCCATCCGTAGGCATCAAGAGATCCATCATGGGGATCTATCGTAAATCCTATGTGTTGATTTCCACCATCGTAGTCGTTGCTGCTGGAATATGAATATTCCCATATGATGCCCATGCAGTTTGGCGCCTGCTCCCATCCCTCATGGTAATCCGCATCGATGTCAGTTCCGCCGCCGCCGAACTGAGAGTAGAGATCCGTCCCATATCCCGTGATGTTTACGGTCTGCTCCAAGGTGAAGCACTGCCGCATATCAGTATCGCTATCAGATCTGTTCCATGGAATTTTTCGGCGCGAGAACGGGATAAAGAGATCCCTTAAGGGCTCCTGGCCAGTTGGATCATTTGAGTAGAGATAATCGTTTGTAAGAGGAAGCGTCATCCATTCAGACGTATCTTCCAGGTAATAGCCAGGAATGGCGCACGCTCCGGCATCCTTCAAGGGGAGATCATTCTGCCAAGATGGCCCCCAAACAAGCATTGTCTTGCCTGATGGACTTGTGTAGGAAGATGGATCGACGCCATTGGTGCTCGATCCTGGCGTTGCAGAATCCGATAAGGCCCAGTAAATGCTGCCACCAGATCGATCTGATCGACCGTGCATCCAGATCCGATACCACCCATTGGCATAGGCTTCGATGCCGTTTGTTCTCTCGACAAACCCATCCGTCGCTTCAGTCCAGCTTCCTATGCCGGGTTGATAATATTCCTCCGTCCGCACACCCGTCTCAATATCCCACGTGCACGAGTACCACGCATCCTGCGTCGTCGGCGTCGTGTTGGTCTGGGATAGCGTGAAATATTTCGCGCTGCCGTTGTACTTGACGAAGACGGCATGCGTATTGCGTCCAATATCAGGTTGCGAACTGTTGAACTGGATTGTGCGGCTGACGCTATATCCGGTATAGGTCGAAGAAATACCCGTTACCGTTCCAGTGTTGCCGTTCTCTGTTAGCAATCCAGCCTTCAAAAGGCCTGATGGATCCGTGTCTGTATAGTTGCAGCGGACAGTGCCGTTTTGAATCTGCGCCACATACGTCCTGCGATCTCTGTAATCTCCGTTGTAGGCGGTCGATGAGTCAAAAACCGTTCCGGATCTCTTGTACGTCAATACTGAATTGTTGCTGTACACAGTCTGATCTACACGCACTCCCATTGGAGTGCCTGCGGCATCCCATTCATAAGGGAGGGCTAGATCGTCTAGGCGCCATTGGACAAACGTATCGTACCGATTGTCTTCTGTGCGCCAATAGAAGTCATTGTCAGGCGTGCCAGCTTCGTGAATTTGGTGGCCCCAGACCTGTATCCCGCTCGTCCCATCTCCTGCAAACGTCACGTTGCCGAGGTTGTCCTTCATGCGGATTCCCCACTCAGAATCATCCGCGAGAGAAACGACATTTACGAAGACACGCCACCAACCGTCCCCCTTGTCGACCGTGTAGTAATCGAGAATGTAGAGCGTATCAGGCGCAGTGCCGCTGGCATAATACTGGTACTGCTCTGAAAGCGTGATGTCGCCTGTCGTCAGGTCGACATCAAAGAGGGCGCGATGGACGAAATTGCTGTCTGTGTCGAGCCAGTCGTTTGCCCATGGCGTTGTTGCTTTTGTCGGCCATGATGAAGAGCGAGCTCCGACAACAAAAAACTGGCACGTATCAAGGCCATCTGCCTTTACCCACAAAGACAGCCATAGGTCAGGGCACTCGTAGTATTCTGTCCAGATGTTTGAGCTTTCATCCCATCCACCAGAGAAATGGAAATGTGATGTCCAGTGCTGCTCGTTCGTTGTTGTCGGGACCAGCTTTGTAGCCGTTTGATCGCCGCGCGGTGACGTTGCGTAGTCATGGTTGACAACCATGTTGGCATCACCAACGAAGAGCTCTGTCGTTGTGTTGAAGATGCGGCCATAATACCAAAAAGTTATGTTGCGCGGCTCGAAATAACCCTGCCAATAGTAGTGGCGGAAGTCCTCAGATGAATGTACAAAGTTATGATATTGCAGACAATATCGACCATCGGCTTGGCGTGTATGCTTATTGTGGCCAATCTCGAAAGCCCAGCCGATCCATGTCATCATAAACAGATCAGGGCCAAGGGCCTTGCCAAAATCAGACGTGCCTTCTGCGCCGAACGTACCGCTTCCTTCGTAGTTATAGGTCTCTGGATTGTTTGGATCTCTGACATAAACCGACTGATCTATGAAATCAAAGGCGGCCACGGGCGCTCGCCCGTCGGCGAGAATCTCTGCATTTGTGGCGTTCTCAGATGGAACGTATGCATTCGCCTGATTGTCTCCAGATCGGTCGATCGCAAGATAAACATCGTCCTCGCTTGGCCCAGGCAGAACGCAGACGCTATCGACAACACCAGATGTAACGAACTTTGACCATCCCTGAATCTTGTTATCAGGATCCTCGTCGTCATAGACCAGGATGGCGCATTTGCCGTCTTCGCGCACGGCCCAGACGTAGGTTTCTGGTTCGCGCTGTATGGCGAGCTCCGTGATGCCTGTGCCGCATATATCCTCGTTGAGTTCCGTGAGGTCTCCGGAGCGGTAGTCCTTGTCATCGAAGGAGAACCCAAGAGCCATGACTTTTTTGCCGGAGCGATGCACAAAGATGCCCTTGGAATCTTTGCGCACAGGTGAGACATCGGCACTGCCGTATGTCGAAGCGTCTTTCAACGTGATGTTAGTTGGCGTGAGGGGTCTGTCTAGAGAGGAAGAGCGGATGGATACCTCTGAACCAGATGTTCCAACCAAAAGGCGTTGAAGGGGCAGGAACCAAGAGGCGCGACTTACTTGCCCTCCCGTCGCGATTTGGCGTGAAATGGTCGCGGAGTCACCGGACTTGAGATCATCGAATCCGTAGTAGTTGTCGGATTCAGACCCCCAAATATCATCAAGCGACGCCCACCAGAGTCGCCCGTCATAGAGCGCGACTGCAGATGGCCAGCCGTTATAGTCCGACCACGATCCAACGGACCAGGACGCTGTCTTTGAGGTTGCGTTGAAGGGTTCGATGACTTCAACTGTGCAGCTCGTTCCTGACGTGACCCCGGTAATTCGTCCGATGCCATAACCTGAATCTCCCTCATATTGAATGGAAACCGTTGCCGTACCGCTGGTGTAGGCGCCCTCGACAAAGCCAATGCGCATGTAGCCGATGACGTTGTCGTCTTCTTCCTCGCCCTTATGCACCACGGAGATATTGCTGTAGATGTACTTTGCAGAGGTGCCGTCGTCGCGGTTGTAGTCCAGGAAATCTCCGGCCTCGCCCGTGATCGAGCGCTGAACGATCAGCGTTCCAGACCAGGATCCTGAGATCTGATAGGAAAACTGGCGGTCGTTGAAATTCTTGGCTTTCACGCCACGGACCTGGAACACATCCGTGAAGGTGTTGTTGCCGGCGAGCTCATAGGTCGCATCAAGGCGTTCATGGAAGACGCGCACCAGGGAGCCGACCATGTTTGCATCGAAGACATCGCGATCGGCCGTCAGCGTGACCTCGCCATAGGTTGCGCTGGGCTGCACGGCAACGCCTGAAACCGGTGGCGCTGTGAAGGGACCATCATCGGATTCATAGTAAACGACAGACCAGGAATGATCGCCGCGCCGCTCGATCTTGAGTTGATCAACATTCCGGTTGGCAAGGAACATGACATCGGCGGATTGATCATACCGGAATCTTTTTAGATCTGCCTCAGCCCATGGCGCTTCTATCTCCATCGTCCCTTCGGTCTCAATCGAGACCTGAGATATGATTGCCTTGCGCTGCAGGCGCGTCGTGAAGCGCACGTAGAATGTGCCGAACGTAGGTGTAAAGGCCAGAGAATGCACGCCCCGATCGAGAGATGTTTCCTCGATGTATTGTTCACCACCAGACGAATATCCGACGCGCAGGCGAACCGGGCCTGCTCGACGTTTACACTCGATGTGGAGATGGTCTGCTGCGTCCAGCATTCCGATCCACGGGCCCGGGCCTCGAGCGTCATCAGATTGCCGGCGATCGTGATGTACGATCCGCTCGTCGTGCTTTTGGTCCAGCCTCCGTCATAATCAAAGCGCGTGTTCGTGACCTGACAATCGACCTTGGCGCGCGATACAGGCGCATCGTCAACCCACACGCGCAGCATGCCATCGGAGAGCTCGAGCATAGCAACGTCATCGACGGAGCGCACGAACGGCATCAGCCGGATCACAGAGCTCGCGGTCGTGCCGAGGTACTGCGTACCCGGGCGCACGATACCGCTGCCGACCGATTGCGGGAAAATGTTCTCCTGGATCTCGGCAGCAAGAGGCGTGATCTCCAGGTCGACACGCGCAAGGCCTGCCGCAGAAAACTCACCGACCGTGAACTTTGAGATGTGGACGTTTTCCTTTGGCACCCCTTACCTCCACCACGGACGGCCAGAGTAGGTGCGCGATCCAAGGCGTGACTGCACCAGACGGCCGGGGGGGGGCCGTATTGCTGGTTGATTCAGAGCATCCTTGGACCGCGCATCTTTCATGGCCCGATCGCGCAGCTCGAGAAGCTGGTTGAGCTGCTCGGTCGGCATGGCCGTCAGGTGCGGCGCGATGCGATAGGCCAGTTCGTGTTGAACGAAGAGCTCATACGTTGCCGGCCACTTCGATGTGTCCTCGCCATATGAGGTATCGTTGGAGATGTAGGAAACATAGAGCGGGTTGACGTCGGCGAGCCAGTAGCCGCCTTCATCGACATACGCCTCGAGCGTCGGGTCCATGTACTCGTTGCCGCCGATCGCGTTGAGGCGCACAAAATCGGTAGGCTTTTCAAACGCATAGACCCAGCCGAACTCTGGAGTAACCTCTGTCGAGGCCTCGAACATGACGGCCCGCAACGCAAAATTCCACAACCCTTGCTCGAGGCACCACGCCCGCGCCTCCTCATAGACGTCATCAAGGATATAGCGCGCTTCGACATCGTCCGTGATGGTCGACAGCTTGCGGTTTTTGATGATGCGCAGCGCCCCATTGTAGAGCGAGAGTTGTGATGCAGCCATCAGGCGACTTCCTTCTCAGCTTTCGGCACCTTCGGCATGACGAGGCCAGCGCTCTTGAGGTACCGGTTCATTTCCTTGATGGCTTCGCCCTCGCTCTTGTGGTCGCGCGATACCTCGCCGCCCTCAAGGCCGATGACACGCCATTTTGTTGCGTTCAGGAACTCGACGCGCACGACCGGCCTGCCATCCTTGGCAAGGGGTACGAGCGTCGGAGCGGCTGTCTCTGCGATCTTGTCGATCTCGGCCATCGCGGCAGCGCCGCACTTGCCGTTGACATGGGGACGCTGCACCATGTGCACGCCGCCGACGGTCACTTCGCGCACCGTCAGATCGATGTCATAGGATCCGTTCTCGGCAACGCAGCGGATGATGTCGTTCTTCTTCAGCGTGCCGGTCGAGAAATGCGCCCAGCTGACGGGCTTGAACAGATCCTCCATGGTCATGCCGGGAGGCACGTCGACGTGATAGCTGGTAAAGCAGTATGCCGCGGTCTGGTTCAGGGCTTTCGCCGGGATGTATTTAATTGCCATTGGCCACCTCTTGAAAAGAAAAGAGGCGAGACCCGAAGGCCTCGCCCCGCTTGAACGCGAACTGAAGCGTAACTTAGGTGCTGGTTGCTGCGAACGTCACAGACGCTGCAGAGCTCGCACCCACAGTGTAGACAATGCCGTCAGCGAAGGCGGTGTACGCACCGGCCGTCGTCATCTCAACATTGCGGAAGGAATCGCCCACCTTCATGCCAAGGGCAAAGCCGTTGGAGATGAAGCCCGTCGAAGCAGCAACAGCCGCCGTGTGGGTCGATGAGTAAACCCAGATATTGCCAGGGCTGTCACCGTAGGTCTGAGCGATCAGCTTCGGAGGATTAGTCGAAGAATAAGCCATTAGTCCCTCCTATTAGCTGGCTACATATGCAGAGCCGTCATGGACCATCTTGACCACACCGGTATTCTGCAAAAGAGCTGCGCCATGGTAGAGCGTGGCATTGGTCCAGGAGACCTGCTGCTTGCGCTCATAGCCGGCATCAACAGTCATCTCGGCCACATTTGCCGCATGACCCAGCGAGTCCATGTGCCACATGAAGCACGACTCACTGTTGGTGCCAACACCGGTTAAGTTGGGATGAGTCATCCAATTGATGCCACCCCAACGCTTGACACGACGCGATGCGCCCGTCAGCGGCTTGATGTCCTGATAGTCAGCCGAGGCGTACTCCTTGATCTGCATCAGGTAGCCATCAAAGGCCGGCGTGATCGCTGCAAACAGCTTGTCTTCCTGCGTGAGGTCGACTTCGTTGTTGCCCAAGATCACCTTGGCCTTGACGATCAGATCGAGCGATGCCGTGACCGCAGCACCCGTCGTCTGGGTGGCCGTGTCGAGCACGTCGATGATGGTCTGATCGATGTCACGATGAAGCACCGCCTGAGACGATTTCATCATGATTTCCTTTTGGTTACCTTGATTCGCGAAGAGGTCGAATCCGGTCATCTCAAAAGGTCCGTGACGCTCAACGAGCGTGACGGTCGTCTGCGTGGAGCTCGTGGTCTTGTAGGGGATCTGACCGTTCGAGCCGCGCGTTACCGCGGTCGCACCACCAGAGCCGGCTACCAGGAACACGGCCTGATTACCCTTCATCAGGGTTTCGCGTACCGTACCGATTTTCAACAGGGAGTAGTCCTGTTCGAAGGAGGCGATATATTCCTCTCGGTATTGTACGACAGGTACTGCTGGGTTTCCCATTGGGAACCTCCTGTGTCGCAAAATTGAGGATTGGGTTTGTGTGCCTCTCGTCCGGTTGTCCGCTGGTAGCAGAGCGCGAGCGCGGGTTGCCCACTGGGATGTGGGGCCGCAGGCGATGCTGGTGCGGGGCGGTTGAT